TATCTTGGCGCTCTAAGGTATGTGCCATCAGATGCGACTTCAACAGGCCAAGTAGAACTGTCGTGCCAAATATGAATCCAACCCTTAACAGCAGGCATTGATGGGCCTGTGCGCTGTGGCTCGGCTGTGCAGACTATTTTAGTTACTGCGTCTACTTCAGTTATGCAAATGTACATTGTGATACTTCTTAAAATTAAACTGCGACTCTGCGAATGGCTCGGACATAGATTGAATTGGTTTTATTGTTGGAGGACTGTTGGCCGTTATTCAAGGCTTGATACCATGAGGTCGTAGCAGAATTCTCCGTGCTAGACCAATAATCGGCATTTAAAAATGTTTCTGCGCCAGTATCTTTGAAAGCAGTAGCGGATGTTTGTGCGGGTGTACCAGTTGTATAGTTGCTGGCTCTAGCTGGGACAGCGTTAGCGTTTATGCCTGATGATGTGCTATTGCTTGTTGTTGTGGGTTTTAAATTAAAGTAGCAAACTTCCAATTCATTTTTAGCTGGCATATACCAATCACTAAAGCCGCCTATGGTCAATCCCTCGCAGAATTGAGCTGCTGGATGCGAGGCGTTGTTCATGTTTGTGCTGTTTGTAGGGCCGTCAATAACTGAGGTAGTGCCTGCGGTTGTCGTGTTGGCTGTTTTCCATTGCTTAGAACCAATTTGAGCAGATGCGGCTGGCCCAACGACTAAGTTGTAATCAGCTATACCGTTCCCTGCCGTAGAAATTTGACCTGCAAAATACCCGCCGCCAAGGGCTGAACCAATAGCGGGGAGGCTACTAAAACTTCTTTGATTCTGAAATACCGCTTGTAGTGCGCCACTCATGTCAATCCACTCCCTGAAATTAACCAAGTTGTTGAAGTCATTTTGATTGCTGTAGCTGAACCATATTGCGCCAAACTGCGTGAGCCAGTTGTGCCAGCGGAAGACAAATACATTGTGTCTGAAGTAATAGCAATCGTCACAACTTGAGAAGTCATATTGATGAATGTGATTGCAGTGCCAATAGCATAAGCCACAGAACTATTTGCAGGGATAGTAAATGTTCTTGCGTTAGCATCGGTTGACGGGTGAAAAATTACTTTTCCTGAATCTGCTAATACTGCTGTATATGCCGCACTTTGACTATTAACAGGAATATTTCTAAAACCTACTGCGTCTGTGCCATCAACTGTGCAAGAAGACAGCGTGCCGCTTGATGGTGTACCTAATGCTCCACTAGGAGCAACATAGTCTGTACCTGCAGTAGCGGCAGAAATTGCAGTGCCATTACCTTTAAGGACACCCGTAATTGATGTTGTAAGGGTGATGGCTGGCGTTGATGTGGGAGTTGCTACTGTTCCTGCAAAGCCATTGGCTGATACAACACTTACGCTAGTGACTGACCCGCCTGATGCAGGTGCTGTTGATTGCCATGTTGTGCCAGTAGAAACAAGCACATTGCCAGTAGTACCTGGTGCAACAAGTAGTACACTACCTGTTGCATTACCAAGCATGACGCTGTTAGCGGTTATTGAGGTTAACCCTGTTCCTCCTTGGGCAGCAGTAATGGCTGTAGAAACGCTACTGATAGTAACATTTGCTAAAGTTAAATTGCCAAAACTAGTTGTTGTGTTTCCTAGATAAACCGCTGTATTACCAATCGTGATGGCAGTAGAAAAGTTACTGTCTAGTTGGGTCAGAGGGATGGCAGCGGTTGCTGTACCAAATGTATACGGAACTGGCATTTTAGAACCTCACTCTCAATTCATGTTCAAACTCAATTGTGTTAACAGTAAATCCAGGGTTTGTAGATGTCATCGTCAAACCCAAATACTTACCATACTGTTGGGCATCTGACTTGTACAAGGCATACCCTGAACTTGTCAACCAGCCTATTGTCGCCAAACTGTTGTTCTTCCAAGGGATTGTTGTCCCTACATTGTTGTACCAAGTCACAGTGTTGTTCAACGTGTAAACAGGACTAGAGCCTTGCTCACTGTCTACCGTTACATTGAATGTGCCACCCGTGGTAAGCGTTGCCTCTATACCAAATTTTAATGCTTGTTTGGTACGAATGGGGTCTTTCATGGGCGATAAAGCTGTTGCAATCGTGCTAGACACGTTTGCTGTTGCATCCCCATACAATTTGTACAAAGCAGTATCTGCCACTCCGTACAAATTAATAACCCCGCCTACAGGGGCAGAGTTAACCAAATTAAGCGCATTACCCTGACTGGTGATAAACCACTTTTTCTCAAAGAACACCGCTTGGACATACCGTCCACCCGTGGCGTAAGGATAAGTAGAAGACAAGTAAAAATTAAATGCTGCTGTCAGGATGTTGTTGAGCAAGACCTGACCGCCTGATACGGGCTTGGTAAAGTCTATGTAAGGGAATAGACCATCTAACTGGTCAGAAATCTTAGATGTTGTTGAACCTACAAGGGCGTATATCCCGTAGTTATTCATAAACAACACAGACCTAAAGTAAGGGAAAACCCCATACTTCAACTTAGAGCCTACAGAAGCAGACACGTTGGTATTCGTAAACAGGGTTTCACCTGTAGAAGTTACCCGCAAGTCAGAGAAGACGTTAATGCTGTCTTCTCCAAAAATATAAAGAAAGTTGTTGGCAGACAGCAGATATTGGATATTGCCATGCAAAGTAGAGTCTGTGAGCGTTAGTGAGTCAGCAGAAACAGACACAAAATCATAGGGGCTGGTAACCGCTGAGTAGGTCACTGTGCGTCCTGCCGCCACCCAAACCCTGCCTGAAAATGTGGCAACGCTGACAATTTGGTCTAAGTTAGGAACTCCTAACGCCGTAGCCGTTGTATTTCCTGTGGGCGTTGGGGGTGTGGCTATAGTGACAGAGGGAACAGAGGTGTAGTTGTCGCCAACATTGGTCATGATGACCCCTGTAATGGCATTGCCTGAGACAATAGCAGTACCTGCGGCATTAGCGCCACCCCCACCAGTGATGGTAACTGCGGGAGCGGTGTTGTAACCAGAACCACCGTTGGTTACCTGAATGTATAACGCACCCTTGGTGAAGGTTAAAACTTGGGCTATAGCTGTTGCACCTGTACCTCCACCGCCTGTGATAGTCACTGTTGGGGCGGCTGTATATCCGCTACCACCGTTGGTAATAAAGATAGAAGACACCGCATTTGCTGTAATGGTGGAAGTGGCTGTAGCCTGAACACCATTTGTTTGATTTGGCGAAGAGATAGTTACCGCTGGCGCTGTGGTGTAGCCTGAACCCTTGGCGGTAATACCTATAGTGCCTACAGAACCTACGTTTATAAGGTCAGTTCCATCCCACGTAAACAAGCCTTTGTCTGTGTCACCTATAAACACCCGCTCATTTTTATACTGGGCAACAGATACGTTGGCAGAAGAGAATGTGCCATTAACAGCCACATTACCCACTGTGCCTGTGTCTATTTTGTAATACTGAGCCCTACCGTTTGACTCAAAACCTAACAAATAGTCAGACAAACCAAGGTTACAGCTTTCAAAACTGGTAACTGAGTTAGCAAAAGATACAGCGTTGTTGCCACCATCTTTGAGGGTTACTTGGGCAGAGACAATCTTAATGTTGCCAAAGCCAACGGGCATGGCATTCTCAATCCAAGAGAATTCTTCTTCATCAATAGCCGTTCTGTTGGCCTTGGTGTTTAGACCCTTGAAGTTCTTAATGACAGCATAGGACTTCTTTTGTTCTGCTGCTGCCATGATTAAAACGTAGAGTAAGGGTCAGGGATACGCCGAGTGAATGTGCTGTTTAAGACTGCATTCACTTGCTTGAGATATTCTTGTTTGTAAATTTCCGCTTCACCATAAGACTGTTCTTTGTATTTGGCTTTGTAAGCCGCATAGAAAGCTACAGGTGTGGTGTAGGGGTCAGTAATCTGGTCAGTCACGCTAGGGTCGGTGGATGACAAAGAGGAAGGCAAGATGGTAGAGTCAATCTCGACAACATACGCCTGGTCAGGCACAGGCCCTATGTAAATGGTGTTTTGTCCGTAAACAGAGAAGCAAACAGGTCTGCCTACATAGTTTTGCCAATAACGCAACTGGGCATTGAAGTTTGACCAAGGCAGATACCGCAGAGGAATACGGCTGTTACCCCAGTAAATATTGACGTTCAGGATGTCTAGCGTTGTGCCGTTGGTCAAAATTCCGTAAGGAATAATCTCAGCAGGGCCAGAATATTGCAAGGTGGCTGTGCCATCTGTAAATGGGGCAGAAGGTGGAAAAGTGTATCCAGAAGCGGGATAGGGTGGTGCTGTAGAACTAAGCACACCACTAACAGTTACTTCATATATGAAGATGTTATTAAATACAAACTGACCAGCGGTAACAGTAGCGCCCGCAGTCCACACGGTCGCAGCTACACCTGTGTTTGAAATAGGCGTAGCTGTTATTTGCAAGGTGCGTAAACACCCAGTATCTCTGGCTACTCGCTCACGGGCATCATTGATGTAATCCGTTAGCTCCTGAGTAGACCAAAATACAGAGTTTGCATCAT